CCGATAGCGCTGATCGTCACATTGACGACATCGTTAGTTTCATCGTCAGCAATGCTGATATTGACATTAGAACCGGCAATAAAGTTAATCTTGCTTCGTATCCCATAAATTGTCCCGTTAAGGGCAACAGCAACCTTTTGCCAAATACTTCTTGCTATTTGTGCTATCGTTATCTTCTTCAAATGATTGTCTTGTGTCAGGTTAATTCCTGCACCAGCAACCAGTTTCACTTGCCCCTTCAAAGGTTGTTGCCCTTCCACCATAATCCCCGAAACCAATGCCTCTGGGCTAATAGATGGCAGCATGAATGGAGGGGAAATGCGAGCGTTTTCAAGAGGTAATGGTGAAGTTCCCGAAGGAACTCGGATATAATGACGATGATAATACTTGTCCGTTGGAGCCCCCTCTTCAATAATGTAAAACGATTCAGGGTCTTCCATAGTGTCGTTAGGCACAAGGTCTAATTCCCAATAACCTTGCGCATTGCTGACCGTTTTCACCCCTACCCTGATTACCTCAATGTTTTGTCCTTTTATGAACTGATGTATGACCAAATAAGCGCTGACGGAAACACCACTAATTGGTTGCCCCTTTTCGTCAACTATGGTGTTGTAAACAGTGCGCTGCGTTGCAGGCATCTCCCATCACCTTTACGATGTCAACTTAAATGAAACGCTACCCCAACATTCCTGCGCCCCCGGTGCACCGTGAGAAAGACGGAAACTAACAGTTTTCCCGCCCAACGAGAATGTTTGGTTCGGTTCAAGATAAACAGGTCCCGCCCCACTCCCCCATGTGGCGACCGTCACACCATCAGTTTCATTGAACAATGTAATCTGCGCATTCGCTGGAACTCCATACCCATAAAAAGGAGACACAGCAACAGCAATGACCTTGAGGTTGGGTTTTTGTGTCGGAACTGTTACTCGTGCGAGAACGAAATAACCTCCTGCACCAATGCTTTGTGGCGGCGCCGTCGCAGTCACAAACAACTCACCGCCTCCAGATGCGTTAACTGTCACATCTACTTTCTCGTTCGTCGCATCGTCAACAACATTCAGCGTCACATTTGTGCCCGCGATCAAGTTAATCCTGCGCCTTGTCCCCACAAGCGTTCCTGCATTCATCACGCCAACCCTTGCATTTGCGTTCAGGTTCCCAGTTAACTCATCCGAACCTCCCGCTTGGTGTGTGCTGGCATGAGAAAAGTCGGTGATGTCTGACCTGACATGAGTGTGGGGCGATGGTGGAAATGTTGTAGGTTTATCAGGAATGTTCCCCCAAAAAGGAGTGGAGAAAAAGTCAACAATGTCTTGGCGAATATGAGTATGTGTTTCCACTTTCTGTTCAACAATAGTCAAATGAACATCTGTTGCTTCCATCTGTCGCCCCATAACGACCCTTGGGGCTTCCGTCGTTATTGATTCCTTTTGTCCTGGCAAAATATCGCTCTCTGTCATACGCTTTGCGCTTCGTTTGAAACCTCGCGCCAACTTAGGTCACCCTCCTTAGCGTGAAAATTTCCAATTCCAACTTATCCAAAGTGCCAACAAGGGATGCCTGAACACTAATGGATTGCCCAACCAAATTGCCTGGTGCATAAGCCTTGACGACAATACCACCACGAATTGTCACATCCCAGTTAGTTGTATCAGCCGTCACGGTTAGCGACCCCGAGGTAAAGGAGCCTTCACCGCGCAATGCATAGCAGCGCTTCAGCATTTCCGCAGGTGCCCTAATGGTCGGAAAAACTATAGATTGGGTTACTGGAGAACCATTAAAATCTTGTGTAATTGCCCAATCAAGTTTTAGTAACCCTTGCGATGTCAAAAAGTAAGCCACTTGCCCAGATGATGGATCACCGGAAGCAACATCAAAGAAAGTCGTGTTGGCTACAGTCCAGTGCCCAATGTAAGTATTGGTAACCAAGTCAAAAACATGGACACGATTGGGGTTAACAAGCCACAAAACCAAATTAGCAAGGTCTTCCCTTATCACATTCGGCGGGTTGGCTAAAAGAGCCTTCTGAAATTGCATTTGGCTTAGGTTCTCAAAAGATTCACCGCGAAAGAGATAAAGGTTCGCCCCATCCCAAAGAAAAACAAGACCTGCGTAGTGGGCAACCGTTTGATGGGAAGTAGCCCCAATGTTACCAAAAGGCTGTAAAATAAAGTCTGCTTGACTTTCACCACGGAGCAACCAAGCCGATTTTGACTTGAAAATTGCCAACATTGTCCCAACGGGTGCAAGAGCCGTAATGGGTTGCCCGTCTTTTTGCCCTACCTCAAACCACGAACCACCCCAAGGATCATCAGGCGTCATAGGAGGAAAATATTCGGGTTCACCAAAAGTGGAAAAGTAAATTCGCGTGGGATAAGAAGGATTACCAGCGAGGAAAAGACGCTCACGGTGAGAAGCGACAATTGTTGCAACAGGTGGCGGGTCATGGTAGAAAGATAAAGTTGGCGCACCAACAAGAGCACTGTCAGGTGTGTTATCAGTGTAACTTGTTGTCGTGTTGTCATTTATCTCAGCAACCAAATCCCAACTTGTCCTCGTCCCTCCATAGCGATAAATCCTGCGAGCGTTAACTTGCGGATCGGGACTTGTCGGAATAGTCAAATTAGCAGCGCGGTTGGAAAGAGACAATGAATTGCTGACAGGGGAAGGATTGCTTTCCACAATGTCCGTCCCTTGTTTCCTGACAAAAGTTACCCGCCATTGATAAGTCCCGTTCAAGTTACCTGAAGCACCTGCTGTCGCCGAAGGCGCCGTTGATGGAGCATTGATGCCCCACTGAAACAAATTCGTCCCATCAGTCTTCCTCATACCTCCTGTGGTGCATATAAACACCCAACCTTTATAAGTGACGGCAGATGTGGGACGACCCGGTAATGTTCCCAAATCAGTCCAAGAAGTGTCGCCAATTTTGAAACGAGCCAATCGCCAATTGGCACCATCATAGTAACCAAGAAAGAAACATTCACCTATAGGAAGTTGGGCGCGATGAAAGAGTCCAAACTGTTGAAAATTTGCTGGTAAGGCAACAAGGCGACTGAAACCACCTCTGGGTTGCATTTGCCCAAACCTCAACCACCCATTGACCAATCCAGCCAAAAATCCCTCGGGAAGCCGATAAGGAGGTAAATCTGTATTGACACCCCTAAACCCCTCAAAGGAAACGATCATAAAGCACCACCCCCATGCGACATCGGTAGTTTGACATCAAAAACGATGGGCGTAGGGATAAGGAAAGACCGAACTTCAAGGGAGCGGTCATCAAGGGTGTCCACATAAGACTTAAACTTCTTAACCCCTTGCTCAAACCGTTGCTCGTAAAAAGCGTGAAGTTGCAAATGGTTGGGATCAACAGGGCTAAGAAACATTTGCGCTAACGCACCGTCTATCAAGACTTCGTGAAACAATTCGGGTATAACTGGTTGGTCATCGGGGCTCTGTAGTTCCCTGACGGGAGCCAATGGATCTTTACTTGGTAACAACACGCACCTCGCCTCCAAACACCCCCCTTGTTCGGGACATGGCACCAACACGATTTCTTTGGAACTGTAGACAAAATAACTGGTAGGAATGCCCTTCCCGAAGTTTTCCTGCCAGTTAGGGTCTAAGGTTTCAACCCAATAGCGGCTAATAGGTTGAAGGGCATATCTTGCACCATCAGGCGTCCGCCAAACAGCAGCACGCACAACTCCAACCCAATCAGGTAAAACCCAACGCCCTACACCCGAAGGCACATTGAATTCCACCGTTTCCTCTATTGCATAGGCATCATACGCAAAGCGACGATATGCCTGATTGAGAGCGTGAAGGAGCCTTAGGTCACTGACTCTCATTGCCCACTCATCAGGTAATCGTTCACGAATTATTTGGAGAATTTCTCGAACAGTCATACTAATCCCCCGTTTCCAATTTTGAAGGAATTTAGGGCTAAATTTGTCTATGGGATAGCCTATGGCGAAAGTAGGACAACGCTGGATGCAAAAAGTTAGAGAAGAAATGCAACGAAAAGGGACTGTGGGGGCGTTAAGACGACAATTAGGTGTCCCTGAAGGGCAAAAAATCCCTGCCTCGTGGTTACAACGCATCGCCAACGCCCCAGTGGGGTCAACTGTCTCTTTAAATGGAAAAAGCATAAAGGTCACAACTAAATTGAAGCGACGCGTTAACTTAGCCCGTATCTTTCGCCGCTATGCGGGGAGGCGCAGAAAGTAATGACAACACTGCGTTTCTTTCGCCCTAAACCAACAACGCGAAATGTTGGGGCAACGAAAACGACGAAAAAACAAACTCGCCCCTCACTAAAAAGCATTCCTCCAATCACTTTGAACTGGAGCAACTTCTTCCAGAAAATTCGGCAGCGCATCAAAAAAAGAAGGAGGTGAACTACCTTCAAGTTAAAACTTGGGAAGTTCCTGAAAAATGTCGTTAAAGGAGTAACAAAAGTTGTCTCAAAGGGGCTTCCTATCTTGGCAGGGGCTGCTCTCGTCTCCCCGACACTTTTCGGTCTGGCTGGTAAGAAAGGAATTGTGGGGAAATTAGCCAAAGGGCTTGTCGGGCTCGTTCGCACAAAAGGGAAAATTGATCCCAAGAAATTAACCACCATCGGATTAGGACTTTCTGCCTTGGGGGAAGCCCAAAGACAACGCAAAGCCCAAGAAGCACTTCAACAAGCAGCCCAAGCGCAACAGCAGTGGTGGCAAAGCACTTTAGCACCTATGCAACAAATGACCAATACCCTTATGGGCTACGGCTTCCAATTCCTAATGCCTTGGATGATGTTCCCACCTCAAATACCTCAAAACACTCAACAACAACAGCAGCATGGCTTCCCTTTCCTCTTCCCGCCATCAGTTTGATAATTGAGAAGGTGGAAAGGAAATGCAACAGATAAGGTCAAAGGTGCTGAAGGCACTCTTAGAACAAATCCGTAAAGCCGTTGAATTCCAACGCAAAGAGTGGCATCCTCGCTGGCGAATGTTGTGGGAATACGCTACAGGAGTTCGCCCTCTCGTCCCTCCATCCCTTGCCGCATCCAAAGACATCCATATCTACGACAGTAACCTCATCTGGCAAACAATCTTGGTCAAAAACGGAATGTTGACACTACAAATGCCTGACTTCTGGGTGCACTTCAAGCGTTATTATCCTAATGCATCCACCCTTGCAGCGCTCATCCGTTCGCTCCTGCGCTTTTACTGGCTCAAAGGAAACATCCAAGAGGAAATTCGCTTGGCTGATAGGTATGCTCGCATTGTTGGGCTTTGCCCTGTCCGTGTCGGTTATGAGATTGTCCCATCCCCCCATGTCCATGAAGAACTCACATCAGAAGATGTAGCGGAAGAATTGATGGGCGAAGAAGGAAGGTTAAGGGAGAGTATTTGGGAAGAACGACCTGTTATCCGCCATGTTTCACCCTTCCGCTTCTTTTTTGACCCTGACATCCCCGTCGCTGACCTTAACTACGCCCGTTGGTGTTGCGAAGTTCTTTATTTGACGAAAGAACAATTGGACGCCTTACCCTACAGAGGCTTGGATGAATTAACACCAACAGCGAAACGAAGCGACTTGATGACTACATCAGAAGCCCTAAGGGACATAGAGTATTACGAAATTTGGAACATCTGGGACAAAGACACTGGAACGAGAATCCTTTATGCCCCGTCTGTGCCTGATAAAACAATCACTGTTGAAGAAATAGAAACACCCTTCCCAAACTTTTTCCCTTACGAACTTTGGACGATTTATGATATCCCGGATAGCCCCAAAGCGATAGGAGATGCCGAACTGCTTCTAACGCCTGTCATGACTTTCAACTACTTGAGAACTATTGAATTGAACTTCGCAACGAGGCTTTTGCCCCGCTTCTTCTACCGACAAGGTGCACTGACCGAACAAGGGAAAAGAGCTTTGGAAGCAGGAAGTTTACTACAGGGAATTGAAGTGGCAAGTGATGAAGCGCTGAACAATGTCGTTATGCCATTCATACCCACAGCACTCCCTCAAGAGTTGCTCCTGATTGAAAACACAATAAGGGAAGATGTCACAACACTTTCAGGCGTTACTGATTTCCATCGTGGTATCCCCTTGCCGACAAGACGGTTGGCAACAGAAGTAACGCTTTTGGCTCAACTCTCTGGCATTCGTGGACAAATTGAGCAACAACGATTTGACATGTTCCTTTCACGGGTCGTCTCCAAGTTTTACCACATCCTTCGCCATTTCGTTCCTGAACCTATTGTTGTCCCATTAGAACAAGAAAATGGCTTTACCGTTCAATCCATCGCTCCCATTGAACTGCCTGATGACGCTGAAATTTTCATCGTCTCTGGTGGAGGCATTACCGATAGAGTTTTAGAGCGCCGTGAAATCATTGAGTTGTTCAAATTCATCGCACAAGCAGACCTACCTATCGCTGTCTGGATTCCTTTCGTCGGTAGACTCTTAGCGACCTTCAACATCCATCCCGAAGAAGTCCAAACTGTCCTGTCAGCACTGAAAATAGCAGCAACACAACAACAATTGATGCAACAAGCAGCATTAACGGAACAAGTCGGCAGCACCGTTCAATCGGCATTACAGCGCGCTCAAGAAGCCGAAAGCGAAGGTGAAGAGGCAGCATCGGAGGCAGAAGAAGAAACCTTTTGAGACTTAAAAGGTGAAACAACCAACCGCCACGACTGAATCACTCCCCAACGATATTGCAAAGGTGAACCACCATCTACACGAGCGTAATGGTCTCCATGTTCCGTCCGCAAAAACTTTAGATAATACTCCGCCATAGCAGCAGCCTTGGGGATCGTGGAACCAACCCCCGTGATTTCGCAAATCGTTCCATCCGTCCCTGCAATGACCATTTGCTTTTGTTCTTTATCGCCGCGCCTAACTGTTATTTCTTTAACATCTTGCCACCATAAGTGACGGTGAATTTCTTTAGGTGCCCTCCGGCTAATCCATACCCTTGTCCCTTCTATTTCCCTCATGATGATTCTTTGTATCTCTGGGTCTTCAGGCGTCCAAGGTGCTGGAGGATGCCAAACCCTGATACCGTAACCCCAAGCAGGTCTTAACCTGATTGATACTTTCTTGTTGTCAAGGATGTTTTTGAGCAACTCAGCAAAGTCACCCTGAAATAGTTCCATGAACTCAAAAATTGCGCTGTAACCAAACCGACCCCCGCAAAATTCCAAAAAGATAGGTTGAATCGTTTTAGTCTTGGCGGGTGATGGAGTGATTGTGTTGATGTCTACAGGTGCTGTGACCCTGAAATGGCGGAAGATCCCAGCCAACTTCGCAAGCGTTTGAGTGAACAAAAGTGATGAAGGTAAAACAGAACAAACAGCAGAAGTAGAGCATCCTACCGCTGGACCCACTTGCCCAGGGAAGGCAACTTTAGTCTCTAAGGTAATGTTGAGGCTACCCTCTATGAGTTCACCATACTGATACCAACCCTCAAGAGAACACTCAACGCCATCTATGTATTCCTCTAAAACGCCGGAAATGTTGTGGGGCAATTCCTTGTCGTGCAAAATTGTCTGCAAGTGTTCTATAAGGTCGCTGGAGTCAGGTTCACTGGAAACAAAGGTTGGGGCGACATTATTATCGGGTTTGAAAACCCATCTCCCTTTGTTCTGTTGGACAATGTTCAGAGCCTCTGTAAGGGAATGAAATTGGATGGTCTTAGGGATGGCGATGCCTGCAATTTGGCAAACTTCTTTAGCAAATCCCCTGTCCAATTCTAACCGCTCCGTGAAAACACTTGCCCCAAAAACCTTAAACCCCAACTCCCTCAAGTGATCCCCCAACTCCCCCATTGTCCTGACAATTTTCCTTAATTTCAATGCTGGTTTTAAAAGCCCAACATGATCCAAGATGATGTAATGCTTCCGCTCGCTGTCTTTAGCTAAGAAATTGAGATTATCTACCTTTGTGATCATCCCTTCGTAAAGGTCTTTGCACTTCTCATGGGCAATGTAAACAACAACCTTATGTCCTTCTGCAGCGAGTCTTTGTGCCAATGGAAGTCCCGCTCCATCTAAGGTAATCCAGAGGAAATTCATGAACCTTCACCATTTTCCAATTTTGAAGCCTTTCCCGTCAATAATTGCACAATGGTGAAGGATCATGGAGACTTTGGAAATCTACCCTGACCTTGAGTTAAGGCAGTGGGATGTTGGCGCTGCCGCGCCAACTGAAGGGCGGGAAACTGTCCCTTCGGACGCTGAAAATACCACTGCCCAACAACAAGAAACTTCACAGACGGCATCTTTGGAGGAGCGCTTAGCAGCCTTAGAGGCAAAATTACAGGAAGCCGATTGGGCTCTCCGCATCAATGCTATCGCAAGGGAGAACCCGCAGTTGGCTGCCGACTTGTTAGAGCGGGCTGCTGACCTTTACCGTCAGCATGCTGCACCACCTGAACAACCTTCAACACCACAAGTAGATTTCAACGCGTGGCTTAGTCAGTTAGAACAAATGGTCAACAACCCACCTGTTGACCCTGAATGGATGTCCGAAGAAGCCAAGTGGATGTATCAAGTTGCAAAAACAATTGTTGAAGGGCTCAAAAACAGTTATCAAGCATCACAACAGTTCTGGCAGCAATGGTTGGCTCAGCAACAAGAAGCACAGGCGTCGGCTGCGGAAGAAGCCGCTTTGCAAAGAGTGGAAGAAGAACTCAATCAACTAAAAAGCCGTCTGGGTGCTGCCTATTCATCTCAATTGGAAGACAAAATCCTTCAATTGATGGAAGAAATTGCCGAAAAGGAAGACCGCCTCGTCTTCCCCTTGGAAGCCTATGGGATTTTGGTGGCTAAAGGCGAAGCACCTATAGCCCGCACTACATTGACGCGCCCAGAGGCTTTCCAAACCTTCCGTTCCGCCCCAGGTGCAACCATGCGCCCGTCTCGGCGCGTGGAGTCCGTTGAAGATGCTATCAGAGAAGTCTTCAACGAGCGAGGAATACCCATCTGACATGAGGTGAGTAGGCAATGAACCAACTGACAGTCCAATTCAACGACCTTTTCACCGCAACCCTTTGGCGTTACCAAGAAAAACTCGCAGACAACATCACTTCAGGCTCCGCTTTGTTGCAAAAATTGAAGGAAAAAGGGGCTATCGCCCCTTCTCAACATGGTGTCTACATCGCTGAACCCGTGCTTTACAGCATCATCCAACCACTTCAGTGGTTGTCTCCTTATCAACCTGCTGACTTGCGCCCTCACCAAGCCACCACAATTGTTTTCTATCCCTACCGAAAGGCTGTCCTTTCCGTTACCGTTTCAGGTGAAGAAGTCCGTGCTAACCGAACGCCCGCTGCTTTGATGCAACTCCTTCAAACGAAAATCCAAGTCTTAGAGATGTCCTTCAGCGAGTTGCTCAATCGCGCCATCGCTGCACCGCATACCGAAGTCCCTGCCAACGCTATGCACTCCCTTGACCAAATCGTCCACAACTCTGTCACCATCGGCAACTTAGACCCAGCAATTTATACTTGGTGGCGATCTTATGTCGGCTCAAACACTGGTGCTATCACTTGGGCAAAGATTGGAAGTGCTGTGATCCAAAACTTGGTCTTCGGTAGCAGACCAGACATGGCACCTGACCTGATTTTGCTCCCCCCGAACCTTTGGGACAGCCTTCACAACCAATTGACGAACATCCAACGAGCAGAAGCCGATGCCCGCACCCGCGACATTTCCTACGGTTTCGCAACAATTTACTGGCGTGGCGTCCCTGTCGTAATGGATCCACTCATCCCATCGGGCGTAGTGTTCATCCTCAACACCAACTTCCTACGGCTTAGGCACAGACAAGGCGAATTCTTCAACCAGACGCCGATGCGTTACGATGAGCGACAGGACATCCACTTCGCGTTGATTCGCTTTGAGGGCAACTTGGTCACCAACAACCGCCGAATGCACGGGAAACTTACAGGCGCAACTCCATAACGATGGTTAAGCAAGGAGGTGCTTTTGATGTTTGGAATTCTCACTTCATACAGCAAACGGGTGACAACCAGTGGATCGCCTCCTAAGGCGACGATCCCTAAATCCGAACATCGCTTGGAAACGATTAATGTCGTGTTCACGATGGTAGAGGGGACAACCCCTGTTTCGGTGGCTGTCAACATTCTTACCAACGGAGATGTGGAAATTTACACGAGCTCTGCAGCAACAGTGAGAGTGTGGATTGGTTAAAGAAAGGGAAGGGGGGGCGCACAGCCGCCATGCGAAAAAAGCGCAACAGTCAAACTGTTGTCGTCCCTGAAGCACATGTTATTGATGCAAGTGAAATCCCTGCTAATGAGGGGCAAGAAGAAGGGTTAATGATGGGAGGGTTAGATAAAGGGCTCCCGGGAGAAACTTGGTCTGTGCGCCCTCCCTCTCGCATTGAGCCTGAAGAAAAATTGGACGAATTCCCATTACCACCTGTCTTTAGCTTTGAGTGGAATGAAGATTGGAATGACATCATCTTCCCTCCTTACCCTGATGAGGTGACCGAAAATGACATTGCAAGAGATTCGGACTTGGGTTCGTCAGCAACTGCGTGAGGAATACTCGCAAGCCTTCAGTGACCTTGTTCTGAACAATCAAATCAACAACGCTTATAAAGAAATTGCAAGGATTGGTTTTTTCCTCCGTAAAACAGCAAATATAACTGTTGATACCAGCGGGATTGCCTCTTTGCCTGCGAACTTAATTGCTCCTCCATTAATCGTTCGCTACAACAACATTCCGCTAAGTCGTGAAACTGTTAGGACTTTAGATGCTTTCCTTCCTAACTGGCGTAACCAGACTGGTTCAGCCCCCTCTTATTGGGTTTTTCAACCGCCGTTATCAATCATCGTCGTCCCCAAACCGGCATCGGGAACTTGGACTTTAGAAATTGATGGCTTCTGGACACCTGCGAGTGGCGATACAACTTTCCCCCTTTTAAGCAATGACAGTGACACACCCAAAATCCCTGAGTCTTACCATATCGCCATAGGCTACAAAACCATCATGGAGTTAGCATCCATGGCACCAGAAGATCAATTGCTTCAACAAAGAGCAGCATATTACAGCGCTCTTTACAACAACATCCTACAAGAGATCATAAGCCGCTACCGTCAGCCCATTGATGTGCGCGGCTTAGATTTGCCTATTGTCACATCACCTGAAAGGAGGTAGTAAACGAAAAATGCTTAGAGTGGTGATTAATATGTTCAAATGGTTAGGTCAAAAAATCTCAGACCCATTCGTTAAGACGGTGTTGAAGAACATCGCCGAAGTGTTCATTGCTTTCCTCGTCACAAAAACGGTTTCTGAAGTCACCAAGTATGTCGGCAAATTCCTTCCTATCGGTGGGACAATCTTCGGGCGCCAGTATGCGCTGACACTCACCCTTTCCGACCAACCGCCACAAGGTCATCCAAAGGCTGTTCATGTGGGCGTAGTCAGCAACAAAGATTGGGGAATTGAATTCCACTTATGGGTTGTTTCGTTCCCGAAGGACAAATGGGAAAAAATTCCCGAGTTGCAAAAAATTCACCTAAAATGGTGATCTCTTATGCGTCAGTGGTTCGGTTGGACGCGGCGAGGGATCGTTAAATACATCGCTCAGCCGCACTGGCGTGAGTGGAAGCGGATTATTTTGCATCACACATTTAAACCGTCCCTCGCAGATTGGGCAAGAAACCCCAACGGTGGTTATTGGATGAATGTCATAGATCGCTATCACCGCTTGAAAGGTTGGAAAGGGATTGGCTACCACTTTGTGATCATGCCTGACGGCTTGATTTTTATCGGGCGAGGGCTAAATGAAGTGGGTGCACACACTGTTGGTCAGAACGACGAAGCAATTGGAGTTTGCTTACTTGGAAACTTTGATGAAGAAATTGTTGAAGAAGCACAGTGGATCTCTATGAAATACTTACTTGCTTTTCTTTTGCATCGTTTTGGGCTTCAGACAGCACACATCTTCTTTCATCGTCAGTTTGCAGATAAAACTTGCCCAGGTAAGAGATTCATATTGGGCGATATTCGTTTGGTCGTTGCAAAAACTTTACCTGATGCAATTCAGCGTTATGAGGAAATTTTAAAGGAGGGGGAAACATGAAGCCGCGACATTGGTTAATCACCGTTACTGCGATTGTTTGCAT